GTCGTTTCATCTCCTAGCTAGACCCTAATGGCCTACTAAATACACACTCCTTTGCGCTCCAAACGGTCGACCCGAAACGCAGGGTCGCTGGTCTAGCATTGTCACTAGAAACCGGTTAGTGCGGCGCGCTCTACTCCACCCCTGATTAGCTGACCCCTCGCCCGTCAAAGACGCAGCGAGAACAGACAAAGTCTTCCTCTCACCCAGTGCCGCCCGAAGGGGACTGCTTGAGGAATCAGCTAGTTTAGGAGAGTGGGGCGTGTGCAATTTCGGCGTGGTCCCTATAGGGGGATTAGCGTCCTTAGAGAAAACCCACTGATCAGCACCATCAAATGCCCCAAGGGCCCGGTGGCATCAATGACGGAGGTGTTGGGACTATAAATCTCAACCTTACGAAGTTTTTGCACTCGGCGTGAGGGACCATACGAGGATGATCAGGACCCCACTTAGGATAGTTGGCAAAACCGGCTGGACCGAATTCAAGGTTAAACCAGTCGAGAACTGGCTTTGACCAAGAAAACTTCCAACTAACTACCTTAACGAATTTCTTTGTACTCCGCTTAGATGAGATTAGGGGGGGGAGGGGAGGGCGTCCCTGGCGACGGATAGATTTCACCTGCGGGCCAGGTAAGACTTCTACAAACTTTCGACATCCGCCGGATAAGGAATTGCTCCAAACCGGTCTACTATCGAAAGAAAGCGGCTTACCTGTCCAATAGGTTAGTCTCCGTCGTTCTGCTTCTGAATGCGCCTCGTCAACGATAGAAAACAGATCCTCGCGGGGAGGATCTGCTACGACCACATCGTCGGCGCGTGAGACCCCGGTAATATTCGGAGGAACAGGATCGGATCCTCTCCAACGTCTAAACCAGGACCTCTTCATAAGCCCAGATACAACGTATCGGGGTACATTGGCCACACAAAAGTCCCGCAGGACAATCTCATGCCGTGCTAAAACGGAAATTGCGTACTGACGTACACTATGTCTCATTTCTTTTGTACCCTTCCACACCTCCCCGAGGAGATCGACACAATCATTTCTGAAAGGCCGAAGGAAAGAGAGACAATGACGGGGAACAAGGGAGGAGGATGGTACGTGGTAAGGCTGACTATTAAGGTCGAGCCAGGCTTCCGAAAAGCCAGTCTTTTGACGATTAACTACAAGTCCAAAGGTAGAGGTGACCTTCTCCCATAAAGAGAAAAAGTCCCTATTCCCCGCGAACATGCAGTCATCGCCATTAAACCTACCAACCCTCCTCTTACCCTGACCCCACGTTATGTCACAACAGATGTCGAAGCAAGCCTTGTTGATCAAACAGAGTATAGGGAAACTCAAAAGATTCCCCATCATCTGTTTTCTTGTCAATAATGTCTTAGTCTTACGAGACTTAGACATCAAATGAAGGTCGCCCACTGCTGATAACATTATGCCTCTCTCCTCGTCAGTCAGATCTTGACACTCAGCCAAAACAGACGTTACTGCCTCAGTTACCCAAGGTAGTATATTGTCTGTCGCAGCGGAATAATCGCCGGAGATAAACGAATCTCCATTGCCTACATCCGCCACAATGGCTTCAAAATCTGATTTAGTCACGTCTCCTCGTACACACCAGCCGAACGATGTTAGATGGTCGTAAAGCGCTTCATGAACGGGAACTAAAACCCGTTTAACACGTGCGCTCTGCATTGTAACCACTCTAAGCTTACCCTTTTGTTTGGCGACGCCTACTCTGAGCTCGGAAATGTCACCGTAGTGACCTGGCCCGACAGAGATAGTACCGCCATTAAATCGGGTTTGCTCTAAGCAACCGTTCTGGTCCGTGTACCCCCCCCACTCACTCTCCCCTCTAACCGACGAGCGACTACTTGCTAGCCGCTTGCCCCACCCTGAGACTAGCTCTCTAACAAGCTCATTAAGGACCAACGACGGATCGTAAGCCCAAGAACGATCTACAGA